TTGTTAGCAGAATCACCTAGAGCTTCAGCAGTAGCAGTTGCCATACCTTGGCCTCTTGTGTATGCTGTGCTTGGGTCATCATTCAATAAACCTGGGTTTGTACCAGTTTGAGCAGCGCCTGAATTAGCAGTTGAGTCTCCAGCAGCATTTCTGCTTGAGAAGTCTGAATCTGCTTCGTCAAACATCGCCTCTGTACCAGATTGGTTAGTGTATCTGCTTCTCATAGCAAATATTAAACCAGTTGGTCCAGTCATTGGTTGTACACCAGCGATATCGTAAGCGATCAAATTAGGCATAGCTCTTCTTACTAACGAAATTAGGATTGGATCCCAATTACTGATTGAAGCACCAGTAGCGTTAGTAGGAGCAGCTTCATTTAAGAAAGCTTGGTCTTCTTTAGTTGCTCTTTCTTGGTTTTCCAAGATAGTAGCAGTAACGGCACGTCTGTAAGAATCCGTGATTTTTGGTAAATCAGCGTGTTCTAGGACTGGCTGCCATTTTTTTTCGTAAGTTTCAGATAAGTACATCTGTATTTCTCCCGTATTATTTGTTAGACAATTTAATGTCTTTTGTTTTACTTATAGCGGCGGTATAAGCAGCCATAGCATTAGATAAATCTTCAGGTTGTGAAGATTCGCCTGCCGCTACATCATCTATCTCATTACCACTAGTTTCAACCTTTTTACCAAAATATGATTCTTTAATAGTATCAATTTTAGTAGTAAAGTCTTTTTCACTAGAATACTCAACTTCTTCAGCTAGTTTGTTGAATTTCTCCTTAGCAGTATCAGCTAAGTCTTTAGACGCTTCATCAATGATGTTTTGTCTTTTTACTTCGCCCATAGCTTTGTTTTGTTCAACATTCTTGTCAACTTGTTCGTTAAGTTTCTTTTCAAGCTCTTCAATTTTATTTGCTTGATCTTCTAATACATTGTATTTCTCATCTGGAACATCAATGTAATGATCTTCAAATAATTTCTTTAAGCCAGATATAAAGTCTTCAGCGATTTCGCCTTTGATCCCTCTTTCGATAGCGATAGAGTTCTCTTTCATCCATTCCTCAACAACGTAGTTTAGGTATGAATCAACTTTAGTTACGAGTTCACCTTTTTGTGACTCAATATCTTCTTGTAGTTTTTCGTCATAAGCAGCTTGAATTTTCTCTTTTTGCTCTTTAACTTTAGCGTTAACAGCAGCTTCGAAAATAGTAGCAGCTTTGTTTTTAAAGTTTTCTGATAGGTCTTCATCTTTGATAAGAGCAGCTACATCAGCAGACACGTCAATTTTGTCAGATTCAGTTTCAGATGTTTCTTCTTTTTTCATCTTCATTCCATATCCTTCTTCTTTTTCTTTGTCTTCTTTTTTAGCTTCTTTATCTTTAGATTCTTCCTCTTCTTTTAACTTAGGCATAGCGTCAGCTGAACCTTGAGCTTTTTGTTGAGGATCACCAGAAACTTGTTTAGTTTTCTTTGTGGCGTCAGGATTGCTGTCAGTCGGTTTAGTAACCGCTGGACCTAAATCTTCCGCACTATTAGATAGTGGAGAAGGCTCAGCCGCTACAGCATTCTTTTTTGGAGCATCAGCCTGTGGATTAGCAGCGTTAGCTTCTAATACGGCTTCTTGTTCCATCGCCTCAAGTTTTTTAGTTTCGGCCATTGAAAATCTCCTTGATTTTAAGTTTATAAACGTTTATAAATTTTCTTTGTAAGTATATTTATAAAATTACAGTTTTGTAAGAAATGATTGAAAGACTTTTAACTTAGCTTCTTCAAGTGACCTTTGTCTGGCCTCTCTAACTTGTTTTTTCCAAGATTCTATGTCTTTTTCTTTCAGAACACCATTGTCCCATACCCACTCTTTAGATTCCATTATGCCTTCAACGAAAGCGTCCGGAGCAGAGGGATCTGCTACAATATCAGCGGCTGTAGCTAAGTAAAAATCATCTTTTACATAGTTTACACCATTTCTTTGTATTAAGGATCCCATACCACGACTTGAAACACCCAATTGAGCGCCCTCATCTATAAGACCTTTTACAATCTTACCATACGGAGTATCCATAATTTTTGCCTCACCAATAAAATCTTTACCATCTGGTGTCAATGACTTAACCATGTGGCAAACTCTTTCTAAGTTTACAGTTGGTCCGTCAGGATGTCCTAATTCTCCAAATGCTCTGTTTTTATTGATAAATTCTTTTGTATATCGATTCACTTCTCTAGCCAAGATTTCTCTAGGATAGACTCTTCCATTTCTATTTTTGATTTCAGACTGTAAAAATACACCTCTGATTTTGTATTCTTTTTTACCGTTTTTTTCTTCTACAAGATATTCGGCATTGTTTATTTGTTCGGAAATAAGTTTCATAAATTCTCTCTCTTTATATATTTATAAGGTTTCTTACCTAAACTCTACAATTATTGTGTAATTATCACCACTTGCAAAGTTGTTTGTACTTAATAATATATCACCAGTTGGTGTACCGGCATTGTTAGGTATTTCATCTCCAGCTGGTCTAAAATCAAAGTGTCCTGTACCATTTAACAAAACAGCAGTAGCGTTTGTTGTACCGTCAAATAGTAATTCTACGGATGATTTAGAATTTGCTGTGTTTACTGAAAACCATAGCTTACTAATTTTTCTATTACCGTCTTCGGTCATAAATGTCGTTTCAGAGGCGTCAACTTTTTTAACTAAAGTTTCACCTGTACCGTCTGACAAATTAGTTAATTTTGTTACAAACTTTACACCTGAAGTATCAGCTATTGTTTGTGTAGTTACTGTATCAGCCATTTGTATATCCTGTTTCTTTGTGTGCCTCTATAACAACATTATATTTTGTTACATTAGAATCACTTGTTAGTAAAATGTCTCCTATAGTATCTTTAATTTTGGCTTCATCTGGTTTTAAACCATAGTTACCTCTACCATTGATTACTACTTTCTTTGATGTATCACCTTTAAAAAATACAGTTACATCACCTGTACCTAAAATTTCATAAGCAATATGAGCTATTGAAACTTTTGGTTGACTTGAAGCGTTATTTGAATTTACAACGTCAACAAGTGTTTGATCTGTGTCATCAGCAACGCCATTAGCATTTACAATAATCTTAAAATTATCATCTACTAATTTAGTTGCCGTAATAGTCATTATCTAGTTGAAGATACTGCTGAACCTACAGCGTTACCTGAAGTTTGTATAGTATGAGATTCTTCTTTTTCAATTATTATACTATCACCAGCAGTTATCAAAATCACCGTACCAATAACGGTAGAAGATTCTTTTACAGTAATCGTGTTTGAAGCAGCTTGTGTTTGTACTCTTACAAAGTGTGCTCTGCCAAAATTACTTGCTGTGATAGAGCTGCCAGCAGTTGTTGAACTGCCTTTAACTTTCATTGAGCCTTGGTATGCCATTTTATTTTCCTTCTAATTGTTCTTTGATTTCTTTATCAAAGTAATTGTTTAATTCTATGATATTAATATTATGATGTTGACTTACTTTATCAACAGCACCTTCAAAATTTTTTATAATATCACCTGTTGATTTTTCAATCAACTTAAAAACATCACTCACTGCCTCTTTCATAACAGGACTTAAATCCCTATATGATTGAGAATCAATTGTTAAATTTTCTTTAACTATCTGACTGACCTGCATTTACATCTACTCCTACCATTGTGTCGGGTGTTCCGTTATCTGCTGGTGTCAAATCAATTTCTGCTTCACCATCTTTACCTATATCAGTTGTTGGCGAAACGCTTCCATCTTTATTAAAAGTTCCTGGATCAGCTATTTCTGGTTTAGGGTCGCTGTGTTCAGCTGCTATAGGATCTGCCGGATTAAACATGTTACTAGCAATATCTTTTCTAGCAGCGTCTAATTGTGAGGCAACTTTATCTCTTAAAGCGTCTTTAAAAGCTTCACCAGCTTCTACACTATTACCTTTTTGTAATTGATCTACAAAGTTTGTTGTATTGTTGTTTATTTCTTCACTCATTATTCATTTCTCCTATTATAAGTCTTGGTCAACGTTTTGAGATGTTGGACTGGCAATTATACCATCTTCTATTTCTTTCTTAATCGCTTTATCCATATCTTCTATTTCTCTTTCGTTTTGTTTTAGAATACTCTTTCTAACATACTCAACGCTAAAGTATTTACCAACGTAATCTCTCATCTCATTTGCTAATGCTAATCTTTCTCTTAGCATTTCTGTTTGTTTTAACTCAGCAAAATGGCCATCTTGTAAAAAGTCATATTGTAAAATATCTCTTACAGTATACCAATCGTCTTCGTTAATAATACCTTTTAGTATTAATTGGGTTCTTAACAAGTCATTAAATAATTCAGTAAATTTCTTTCTTAATCTTTGAACAAATTTAGTAAATTTTAATTCATCTCTTGTTATTTCTGAAGCTCTACCTAAATTGAAACCAGATGAAGACTCTAATCTACTTACTGGTACGTTTAGTGATCTATATAGTTTACTTCTAAAGTATTCTATATCAGAAATTTCTCCAAGGTTTTGTCCGCCTGGTAGTGTAGTAATATCTGTACCTCTACCACCTTCTCTACTTGGTAACCAAAAGTCCTCTAACATACTCATATAGTTTCTATCATCTCTGATTTCACCTGTTTGAGCGTCATATACAAGTTTGTTTCTGTATCTTGCCATAACATCTCGTAAGTATTGTTCAGCTTTTACTTTTGGTAAATTACCTACATCAATCTTAAATATTCTTCTTTCAGGAGCTCTAGCAATTCTGTAAATTACTGTAGCGTCTTCAATCATTCTTAATTGATTAACAGGCTTAATTGCCTTGTGTAAGTAAGATAAAACAATGTTCTTATTTTGGTCAATCATTCCTGATGGACAAAATGCTATTGTATCAGGAGCGATTTTTATACCAGCACCTGAAGTAGCACCAGATACACCTTTTTCATTGAAAATATAGTATTCAACATACTCATCTACAACTGATAACCCATGTGGTACAGGTCCGTCTGGTCTTTTCTTTCTGATCTCTCTAATCTTTTTGATTTTACGAGGATCAATATACTTTAACTCTGTAATTCCTTTTACAGGACTATTTCTGTCTATAATCTTGTGATAGTAAAT